CTCTTGCTTTTAGTTCTGCTATCAATCTAGGTTCTGAATTATCTCCTACTATTAAATCTCTGCCTGCAAATTGTTGGTTTAATTGTGATAGTTCACTTGTCGTTAAACCTTGCTTATGTATGTGCTCTTTAATATATATTCGTTTGTTAGTCTTATCAATTGACGTTTCAATTAATGTAGATGGGTCGTTACTGAATCCATAATCCTGACCGAACACACTTCCATTGTCTTTATTGAATGGTCCTATCTTCCAATTAGTAAATATAACGCCTTCAGCTTTCTCCAACCAGCCACCAAGTATTGTGTGTTTATACTTATCTGGTCTACGTTCTTTTATTGTTTGTATTTGATTTAAGAAGCTTTCAGATAAGTTGTTGTAATTATCTAGGTATGTCGTATGAATGTATGTTGTATCACCTTTAATTATATTGCTTCCTGCTTCAACTCCTTTTGACTCAAAGAACTTTTGATAAATAAAGTGTTCTTTTGTAGCTGGATTTAAAATAAGTATTACCCTATTCTGTTTGTCTTTAGATCGTATCGAATAATCTATCTTATCAAATGTATCCTCATCAGTAAGTTCTTCCGCTTCATCTAATATCCAAGTTGTAACTCCAGCCAATGATTTAAGGTTTGCCGTTTGAGTTCCTGAACTTGTTTTTATTCCTTTAAATAATATCTTACTTCCTGTTCTTAGGTTTATAATCTCATCCTTTGTTATATGAAAGTCTGAGTGCTTATCTAGTACATCAATCTTATCAATAAACTCAGGAATAATAGAAACGTGAGCAGAAGTAAGTGTATATCTTGTAAATAGAATGGTATGCCCGCTTTCATATGTAAGTAGTAGAAGTAGCAAGTTAATGCTGTAAGACTTCCCACTACCACGACCACCAGTAACAATAAAATATCTGCTATCACTTCCAAACGGTTTATATTTAGGATTCAGTGTTACCAAAGTTAATAAGGTCTTTTAGTGTTGTTGTATTAATTGTAACATCTGACTCAACTCTTTCCTTAGGTTTACCGAATATATGTTCAGATATAAATATTTTACCTCTTTCAAATGTAAGTAAATCTTTAGCTAATTCTATTCTAGCATCATCATCGGTATCAACTGACTTCAATTGTTTTATAGCAGTTATAAAAATATGATTAGTCTTTTCAAAGTCTTGCTTTGTTTTATTGCCAGAGTTAGGTCTTGGCCCTCCATGTCCATTTGCCATCTTGAAAAAAATATTGGTTAATCAAGTTTTAATTAAGGCAAATTACTAAAAAGAAACTACCTGTATTTATAACTTGTATTATATCATTTTGTATCATAGTAATTTACTATTATAGTTTTACCACCTATATCTTCAGCTCTTTCTAATTGTATTTTGTTATAGTTGTAATTGATTTCTTTTGCTTCGTTTTCAAACCCTCTTGAATAACGTATCCTTCTCATCGGTCTTTTTTCGCTACAACTTTCAATACATTCAATTAGCGTTATAGGTATCATATATTTTCTTTAATTCATTGTATTGATCTCTCAAACAAGAAGCACATGCCGTATATTCTAGTCTACCTGTTTGGAATACTCTATTGTGAGCTCTTTGCATTACCATTGAATCTATTATTGAGCTTTCTGCTTTCTTTAAACCACCTTGGTTAAGCCAAAGATACTCATCTTCATTAAGGCAAAGTGGTTTTTTTCTATAGGCCCAAAGTTCATTAAGTTTTGCTTTACGTTCATCACATCCACAATCTTCACCTAATATAAACTTTGCTACCTTATCTATTCCTGTTGCTTGGAGTACATTCTCTATTGTATCCCCTAGTCCTGTTGCTTTTCTTTTAGCCATTCGTAATCTTCGTTTAAGTAATCTTGATAGTCTTCAATGAGTAAACTCCTTAAGTGCTTTTTTGTTCTATTGGTAGTGTAATGTATGCATGATAAACTTATTCCAGTCTCTTTTTCTAGCTTTCGCATTGACTTGCCACTTTTAACATAAAGTTCAAATAGCATTTTGTCAAACCAATCAACATTATTAAGTTCGTCTTTAACACGTTTATTTAGCTCTCCGTATGCAATTATACTTTCAGTGTCAGAAACATCCTCAGAAACTGTCTTATCTAGTTCAAACGTTATCGGCTCTTTCTTTAGGAAGTCAAAGTATATATTACGCAGTGTGATCCATACAAACGATGTAGATATTTGTTGGTCAGGCTTTATGTATTTATCTAATCGAATATACATTTCCTGTACAATATCTTCAGCTTCCGTTTTAGCGCCAAAGGACCGAGCGATATTCACCCAGTCTTTATGTTTTTGTGCTATTAATTCTATTTGCTTAATCATGCTTGGTTATCTTCCAACTCTGAATGGAGTTAAAGAATACACCAGCTTCACGTTTAGACTCTTGAGCTTTAAGGTTGTAATCTACTTCGACCACATCTCCTACTCTATTGTACTTAAGAACTGCATCTACTTTTGCTTCTCCAAATACTTCAAAGTTACATGACTGTGGATATTCTCCTTCATTTTCTACTACATGAACATACAGCTTTTTGTAGTTCCCTAATTCGATTACCTCTCCAATGTGTGTAATCACTCCTTTAAATTTACTCATCCTTTTTATTTTTTAACTAAAATAAGTATTATTTATTTAATTTTGATGCAATTTCTTTAAGTTTCTCGATATACAAAGTAGCGTCAAAAAGTTCTTCTTGGAGATGCTGCAGAAAGTCATCTGTATTATTTGCATCTAGTGTCGTTCCATACTTGCTTATCCCTACTTCAGACCTTGTTTTGTATGCTTCGATAACCTTTGCTACGATTGCATCCTTTGGTGTGAAGTATTCTTTACTTAGATTGTACAAATCGTCTCTCATTACTGCATTCTGATACTTTAATTCTCGTATTTGCTCAAACAATTGGCTTACTAGTAGTTGTTCCATTTTCAAATTGTACTTAAGTTCTTCTTTCTTTGTCATACTTTCTTTATTTTAATATTCCATTCTCATGTTTTAATTTAAAAATTTCTATTCTAGCGTTCCAATTTTCAATAGTACATTTTTCTAAATCATCTTGTAGTTCTTTATTTAATTTAAATATTTTTTCATATTCATTACGGTACCAATTAAGTCTATTTCTTAATTCAACTTTTTTCAACTTACTAAAATCTTCTTTCTTTGTCATATCTTTTTTATTTTAATATTAATTACTCCTTTATCTAATTCAGCTATCTTACTAAATGCTTTCTTAGATAAATCTAGTGTTACTTTACGGAAGGACCCTGTATCTGTAACTTTAACTATAACCGACTTCCCGTTATCCAGGTTAGTTACTTTTAGTTTAGTTCCTAGCTTGTGTGTATTACTTGCACATGTCAACTTATTCATATCATAGATTGCTCCTGAACGCATAACTTTACCTTGGAATGTATCACTATAGTAAGTAGCTTTAAAACTCGTTAGAACGCACCAAACACACATTACGATTATTATTTTCATTTGATTCTAATTTTATCAATTACTTTACGAATGTTACGACAGATATAGGCGTATTGGTTGGACTCTTGTACGTTAATATTGCACGTTAAATCTTCCACGTTCGACTCTAAATATTTAATGAAGTTATCTATTACCTCTCTGTGATTCTCTCTGAACGTATTTCCATCGTCCATATCTTCTAACTTTTCAAGTGCAATTTGCATGAGCAATAGTACTTGGAACGTATTGTTTATTTGTTTATTCATATTATTTCTTTTAATTTATTTTGATATGCTTGGTGTGCTGCTAATTCACAATTGAATCTACCTAAAAATATACTTTTTCTATTTATTTCTATTCTAGATACCCATTTATTACTTGTTTTACACCAATGGACTCCTTTATATTGACTAGAATAAATACTTTGAGTTTTTTTACAATTAAATCTTTGAGTTACTACTTGCAAATTTACCAACCTATTATCCTTAGGATTATTATTAATATGGTCTATTACTATTTTATGACCGCAAGGATTATGATTTAAGAACACTTCTGCTACTAATGAATGTATTGTTCTAGTATTAACTTTTTTATCTTTATACATACGTACTATATCATATTTAAATGTTGAACACGATGTACTTAATATTTTTTCGTTAATATAACAATAAGCTGTTCCATTCCATTTTTCTCTTAATAATGATTTTACTCTTCCTAAGTTGCTAACCTGATAAATCCCTTCATAACCAGGTATATCTTTCCAAATTTCCATAAAATAAAAAACCCTAGCTTCATGGGTAGTGCTACCAATCGGCTAAGGCTTTAAAAAAGTTCTTATTCATCGGCACTACTCGATATGCAAATATACAATTATTTATTTACTTTAACATAATTTTCTTCAAAGCATTTAATACTCATTACTATATCTAGCATTTTATGTGGCTTTACCCTTACAAATTTTTCAGATAGTAAAATTAAGATTACTATTGAATTGTCGCGCTTATCCAAGTAACGTACTGATTCTTTCATCGTATTTTTTTAAAAACGCTCTACAATTCAAAACTTTATCTTGCATTGCTAAAATCATTGATTCATTGTATTCCAGGTCAAATGCAAAAAATCTTTCGTTAATTGGCATGTGAGAATAGAATATATCGTTACCGTAGTTTGCTTCAGCAGGAGTGTCTAGTAATACATAGACTAACTTCGCTTTCTTTACTCCAGTCAAGTGCATATACACTTGTAATTGTGCTTCATAGTCTTTATTGATTGGTGAAGTTATAGCATCTAAGAATGTAACGTAATCCCATGAACATTTAGTATCGATTACAAACTCATCTGTAATAACATCAGGTGTACCATTGAAATGTCCATCATGAAAATGTACCATGTTCTTTTCTAATATTCCTAATCCAAAACGTTCAGCACAAATGTCAATCGCCTCATCTTCGCACATATTACCTTTACGAAAGTATTTAGAATCTATCTCGTCACGTAC